AAATTAAAAAAAAATTAATTATAAAAAAAATTAAAAAATAAAATAGATTACAATATTAATATATAAAAAATATTTTCGTAATTATTTTTAAAAAAAATAATATAGATATATATAATAAAGAGAAATATTAATTTAATTTTATAACTATGACTATGTCACAAACTGTTCCTATTATTTTAGCTGTCTTAGCAATAATTGCTCTTGGATATTTATTTATGGCTAATGATATGCCAACTACTACCCATCCTATGAGAAACTCTAATGCTCCTATGATGAATAACATAGAAAATTTCGCAAATGTTAATTCTCACCCTAATCATCAAGAAAGAGATCATTTTGAAGATGTTCCCGAGGATGTCGCCGTTCAAGGTAGTGAAGAAATTGGTTCCAACGAACAACCTCAATCTCTTGGTAATGAAGAAACTGGTTCTCAAATGAATGAGCTTCCTTCTGAATGCTACCCTAAGGATGTTTTATCATCTGCTGATCTTCTTCCTCGTGATGCTAACTCTCTCTGGGCTCAAGTTAGTCCCTCTGGACAAGGTAGTCTTGCTGACCAAAACTTCTTAACCTCTGGTTTCCATATTGGTATTAACACCGTAGGTCAAACCCTCCGTAATGCTAACCGCCAACTCCGTAGTGAGCCTCTTAACCCTCAAGTTAAAGTTAGTCCCTGGATGCAAACTACTATTGACCCCGATATCAATCGTCGCCCCCTTGAAATTAACAGCGACTCACAATAAATATAATTATAAATAATAAACTATAATTATAATTATGAATCTTATTTTTTAAACATTATTTAATTTTTTATTATTTTATCAATTATTTATTATTTTATCAATTATATTAAAATTATTATTTAATTATTTCAAACTTATTTTATCTATTATCTATAATAAACAATTATAAATTAATAATAATGGATAATACTAAAATTACAAATAAATTTATTCCAAAAACAAATTCACATACATCATCACGTATTTCATATATTATTAAAAAAATAAATAAAAATCAAAAAAAGAATAAAAAACAAATAGGAATAAAAACATATAAAAAGAAATATTATAAAAATTTATTAAAAAAATCAACTAAACGTAAAACTAAATTACAAGTTAAATCCCAAAGCAAATCTAAATCTAAATCCAAAGCTCACTCCCAAAGCAAATCTAAATCACAACGCAAATCTAAAACTAAATCCCAACGCAAATCTAAATCTAAATCCCAACGCAAATCTAAATCTAAAACACAAGTTAAATCTAAAACTAAATCCCAACGCAAATCTAAAACTAAAAAACATATTAAACGAAAAGTAACATTACAACTAAAAACACCAAAAATAGTAAATAATAGTAATAAATTAGATAGTAAAACTATTAATATAAATGATATTTTAAAAAATAAAATTGTTATTCCAGATATGATTATATCAAATAATAAACAAAATAAAGAAAATAAAAAAAATAAAGAAACTAAAGAAACTAAAGAAACTAAAGAAACTAAAGAAAATAATAATAAAACATCAAGTGAAACAGTAACAAATACTAATAATTTATCAACTATAAATCAATTACCAAAGAAAGGCAATAACAATTATAAAAATACTAAAGACACAAAAGACACAAAAAACACTAAAGAATCTAAAGAATATAAAGACAACTATATAATAGCTATACCAAGTTATAATCGTCCAGAACTAATTCAAGTAAAAACATTAGCAGTTTTACACAAACATAATATTAATTCTAAATTAATAAACATTTTTGTTTCAGATAGAGACCAATATAATTTATACAAATCAAAAGTGCCTGATTTTTTATATAATAAATTAATAATAGGTGTAAAAGGATTAAAAAATCAGCGTAATTATATAAATTCTTATTATCCAGAAGGTTATCCTATTGTTGAAATAGATGATGATATAGATAAAATAGTTGAACTTAATACTAAAACAAAAACAAAAACATTAAAACCAATAGAAGATTTAGATACATTTATAAAAAAAGCATTTGAAATGTGTCGAAAAAAAAATATATTTTTATGGGGTGTTTATCCTTTAGCCAACTCGCATTTTATGACTGAAAAAGTAACAACTGATTTACGTTTTATTGTTGGTCCAATGTGGGGTATGATTAATAGGCATCACCAAGATTTAGTCCTAACTATTGATGAAAAAGAGGATACTGAAAGAACATTACAACATTGGGTTATGGATGGTAAAGTATTAAGATTTAATAATGTTGGTATAGAAACTAATTATTATAAAAATAAAGGTGGTATGCAAGATGAAGGTAAAAATAGAAAAGAGGAAGCTCTCAAATCTGTTTATTATTTACATAAAAAATATCCAGAATTAACAAAAATAGATTTAGGTAAAAAAAGTGGTGTTCCAGAGATAAAATTAATAAAATAAAATAAATAAAATCTTTAATAATGTAAAGTGTAATAGTCCGGAGGTAATGGGTTATCCTTTTTCGATTCACCCCATAATCATTCATTTAACAATTACACACTTTTTTTTATTTTTTACTTGCATCAGATTGTATTGTGCTCCAAATAGCTCTTTGTTTAATAGGGTCTTTATCAATACAAAACCACATATTATTTTTTTGTAACTCGGCCCATTTTTGGTCTAAAGCCCAATGTTCATAGCCTTTACTTGACATATTTTTAGGTGACATATTATTATTACAATGATTAAATAAATTTAATATATTGTCAGCATATTCTTTTTTTACAATATAAGCAGAAGATGTTGTAGCTTGTTTTAATTTTTCAAGTTTTAAAGAATTTGTTTTATCTTTATTTGTATATATATCTAAATCAATAGGTAATGGTTTTTTATTAAGTTCATTATTAAGTTCATTATTAAATTCATTATTATTAAGTTCATTCTTAAGTTTATTAATTTTATTATAATCTTTATCAATGACTTTATTTGCGGTTGCTAACATAATAACATTCCATTCAGGATAATCTTTATCTAATACTTCTAATGATTTATTAATTAGTGAATTAATTGTTTCTGGAGTCATATTTAATTCAGCATCATCTTCTAAAATTAATACTCTATTCCAATTATTCATTTTAATCATATTAAGAGCCAGAATATGTGATTGAATACAACCTTTATGACCGTTTTTAGGCATATAAACACCACTTACTTTATGAACTTTACTCATATCTGTTTTTAATTTTTCTAATTCTTTCATTAATAAATCTTTACGGTCATTTCTTGCTTCTAAATTAATATAAATAATAGCATCTAATCGATTAATACCATCTTGTTCTGTAAAAAATGCTTCCCAACTACGACATAAAATTAAATAAACAACACAACTTACAAGTAAAAAGAAAATAATTATTTCAATATTTGTATGAATATATTTTTTAATATTCATATTTATTTATTATTTTACTATTTATTTTTAATTTATTATTTATTATTTTTTTTATTTTTTATTATTAAATTTAGTTTAGAAAATAATAATAAAAAATAAAAAAAATAATAAATAATAAATTAAAAATAATATGACTATTAAATAGTCTAATTATGAAAATTATTTATTAATTTATTAATTTATTAATTTATTGCGTAAGTGCTATTAAATGTATAATAATCAATATATAATTTATGTAATAAATCTGTATTACAGTTAAAATAATCATTGTTTGAAAACCCACAATCGCAGATAAAATAAGAATGTATATTTTTATAATGTATATTGGGAATATAATTCATATCCATACATTCAATATGATATAATTTTTTACAACATTTCGCAATAACATATTTACTATTAATCATTATACAACCATCGCATTTTTCACATAAACTATCTTTTGAAACAAGTTTATTTGTCAGTAAAAAATCACTTTTTTTATGTGTATTTTGTAAATAATATGTTTCTTTTTGTTTATTTTCATTAGATTCTTTATTATAATATAAATTATTTATTTTATTTATTAATAAATCAAATTCAAACATATATTTATTTTCCAAAGATAAACTTGTAATACTATTATAAGCATATTTAACAAGTTTATCATACTTCATATCATTTATTTTAGGTATAAGTGAAATAATAGTTTCATCAATATTATGTTTAATATCTTGAATAGTAGATTTACCATAATGAATATTTAAAGTGTCATTACCATTATTAGTTATATATAAATGTTCCGAATCATATAAACCATAAGGTATAGTTAAAGGTAATACATAATTACTATCATTTTCTTTTTTTTTATTTTCCATTATAAGTAAATTTAGATTAAATGAACTATTGTTTACTAAATCAATAATTGTAATTATATGTAAATAAATATCAATATCATCTTCAAATAATATAGTATTTTTCAAAGCTGAATTTTTAAAATTACCTTTATTTTCATAATTTAGTTTATAATTATTATTGTAAAAATAACTTTTAATATCTTTAATAAAATTTAAAAATTTATTTTTATTAATAAGTATATCCATTGATTTTTGTAATTGTAATCTTTTATTAGTTTCAGGAAAAATACTTTCATCACTAAATAAATTATAAATTTGGTCATGTGCTAATTTAATATTATTATTATTTTTTTCATAATTTGTGATTAATGTTGTAAATTTATCAATATTTTTAGCTATAATAAATTGTTGTGTATTAAAATCACCAGATATAAAAGCATAATTTTGAAAAACTAAAGCTTTAATAGTATTAATTATATAATATTTACTATTGTATAAATTTATATTAACAATAGATGTTTCTATTTTAACCTCTGGACTATCTATTAATTTTATATCATTATTTGATTCCAATTCTGTTTTTGTCAAGACAGGTTTTGGTTTTTTAATATGTGATTTTTCAACTACTGTTGATTTTTCAACTACTGTTGATTTTTCAACTACTGTTGATTTTTCAGCTAACGAAAAGTTAAATTTAGTTATAGTAGGTATCGTTGGGGATATTTGGGGAGGTGAATTACTACGAGACCTATTTTTATATTTAGATTTATCTTTGGTTGTTTCTTTAGTTGTTTCTTTATTTTTAGTAAAGTTCCATTTACTATCTTTAGTAGGTGAGGGTGATATGGAACTTGAAGAGGTAGATTTACTAAATTGATTTTTAGTTGGCGATGAGCTCAAAACACTCATTTTATTTATAAAAGTAAGTATAATCAAATACTATGAATTTATCAATTTAGTTAATTTTTATAATAATTATAATTATTCATATTATTTTTCAATTTTTTCAATTTTTTAAAATTTTAATATGTATTAATAATAATAATAAATAATAAAATAATGGCTGACCCAGAAAAAACTAAAGAAGAAATAAACAAACAATTAATAGCGGAAATAAAATCAGGTTCGCAAAAAGATGTTAAACATAAATTAAAAACGTTTTATAAACTTATTCAAACTATTAAAGAACCATTAACTAAATTAATTGATATTAATGAAATAAATGATAATACAGAAGAAAATGTAAAAGGTAAAGGAACAGAAGAAGATAAATATATAATACAATTAAAAGGAAAATTAAAAAATTTTGGTAACGAGTATAATAATATAACTGGTATTTACAAAAAATATAAAAAATATCTTAAACAAAAAAAATATTCTGCGATATTAAGTGATTTTTTATATTACGAAAAAAACGTTTTACAAAAATTTGAATTCTATCAAAGTCTAATTAAACCATATGATGATAAAAACATAGAGACACTTTATAAAGATTCACTTGTCGAGTTAAAAGCAATGTATATTATAAATGCTTCCACAACAAATATAAAAAAAATTATTACTGAAAGTGAAACTACTATAAACAATTTTTTAAGTAATGTCTTGAACTATCTTATAAAAGATAAAAAAAGTAAATTAGGATGGACTACTAATATAAATTTTTTAAGATTAGCAGATAAAGGTAGTAAAGTAGAAATTGAAAAAATAGCTGATAGTTATATAAGAGATTTATATGAGAAAATTCCAGAAAAATTTACAGAATTAAAAAAAAATATAATTAAAAAATTAAAAAGTTTAACTTCACCTTCAACTAATAAAAAATCTAATAAATATGAAAAAAAAGATAGAAACAAGGCAGCAGAATATTATAGAAGCATAATAAAAGCATTGTTTATGATAATGGAAAAATATTATTATTATGATTTAAAATATAAACATAAATTCAGTTATCAAACATTGAATAATAGTTATAAAAAAAGTAAAATAGGTAGGGGGAAAAAATTTGGACGTAGTTTTATTAGAATGGGTCAAAGTATACGGGGTAAATATAAATCAAAAGTTAAATTAGGACGTAAATATAGAATTAATCCAACATTTGGATTTAAAAAAGGCACTTCCGAAGGAACTGGTAAAAATTTGTTTTCTTATAATATAAAAGATTTAGAAAAAAAGAAAACAGCTTTAGAAGACCAAATAAAAGAGTATAAGGGCTATTTAACGCCAGAAAATTTGGGTAATATAAATATAGGACCAAAATCTAAAAGCACTCATTTTGAATATTATGAAGTAAAAAAAAGATTAGCAAGAGAAATACGTAAATTAAAAATAATAAAGTTTTTTTTATTAAGAAAAACAGTAAGACTTAAACAACGTACTTTCGGTAAAAGACCCAAATTAACTAATACAATTAGTTCATTGACAGCAAAAATTAAATCAAGAACACCTAAAATATTTAAGAATACTAAACAAAATAACCGCACAAAAATAACAAACGCTTTAAGTAAATTAAACACAAAAGTAGATATTAATACAGCAAGAAAAACTATTAAAGAAATATTTGATAAAATAGGAGTAACTGAATTTAGAAAAAATAAAAAAAGAAAAACATTAAAACGTTTAAAAAAATTAAGTAAAATGGTTCAAGCACAAGAATTAATTAATGGTATTGATACAAGTCTTGGCACATATAAAACACAAAATAATGCCAAGTCTACGCAAATTAGAAATGAAATAATGACAAAAAAAATTGAAATAAATAGTAAATCACAAAAAACAGCCAAAAATTATAATGCTCTTGAAAAACAATTATCAAACTTAGGTAATGGTAGTAGTACAGAAATAACAAAAGAAACAATAAACTTAAAAGCATCTCTTACTAAACAAAATAAAGAAATAGAAGCTGAAATTAAAAATTTAAAAAAAGATAATGATTTATTAAATACCGAGTGGAAGAAAGTACCTACTAAAAATTTAGAAGATTATAAAGACTACACAAGCGAACAAGTAAAAATAGCAAAAGAAGCACAAGAGATAACAACAACAGTAGTAGCATTAGCAAACACAATAGCAACAAAAGCAACAACAACAGCAGCAGACGCAACAGCAGCAGCAGACGCAGCAACAACAACAGCAGCAGACGCAACAGCAGCAGCAGAAGCAGCAGAACAAACAGCAGAAGCAGCAGCACAAGAAGCAGAAACAGCAGAAACAGCAGCAACAGACGCAACAGAAGCAACAGACGCAGCAGAAACAGCAGCAACAACGAAAATAACAGACACAATAGCCAAAATAGAAAAAGCAATAACAGCACTGGCAGAACTAATAAACAAAATAGGTATAAAAGAAACTGTCATTGTATAATAAAAAATACTATTAATAAAAATAATAAACATTAATTTAATAAAAACTAATAATTAACAAAATAGCATTTATATTTTTACATTTTTTTTTAATAAAGTTTAATTATAATGAAATAATTTTCTCATTTCAATATAAGATATAAATAATTATAGATAACTATTTTTTCAATAAACTAAAATAAATTAATTTTTTAATTAATTTATTATAATTATTGATTAATTATAGAAAAATGAAAAAAATAATTAAAATGTATGGTGGTGGGAAACCAGGAAAAGCACCAAAACAAAGTAAAGCAGCAAAAACACCAAAAGCACCAAAAGCACCAAGATATT